CCGTGAATTGGGAAAACTTACACTTGAAGAACAAACAAAAAGAGCAGAAAGATTGATTGCAGGGTGGCGAAAGAGGTAAACGCATTCCGTTGTTGGCGGTCATAATTTGAAGGTTCGATTCCTTCCCCTGCAGCCAACCTTTATCTTTGAAGGAATAACTATTTATTAAATTGGCATTTGAAAAAGTGTATTAATCCATTTTGCAGGTTTTGTTCGTGCAAATACTACCCATCCTATAACATCTTTTTCTTTTAGATGTTCTTCCTTATACTGTTCCATAGAACCACCAGTTGTCAAAACATCATCGACTAATAGATAAGGATCATTTGAATTGTGAGTTGCACACTCATTCAAATATTGACTCAACTTCAATCCACCTCTAGGTATTCCAATTGCAGCTTGAAAGAAATCTTTCTGATGTTCCATAATCATTCGTGCAATACACTTCCATTCTGCATCTGTTAGTGCATCCATCTCAATCTTCCAATGGAGAGTTCCACCAGAATGTCCTACGAAAGTTTCTTCAACGAAAAGATGCGTGTGTCTTCCTACATTTTTATTCATACCATTGCCTCTAATCTACAAGCATATGCTAAAAACAAACCAACAAGTGCTACAATTGCAAAAATAATAATTTCTTTTTTACTAAACATATTTTATCATTGAAAGGTTGGAGTCAGACGCTATACCTCCAACCAATTATAACCAATATATCTCATGTACACCAATGGTGTACAATCTTTTGCTTTACGCCTGTTGGTTATAGAAGCACTCTTCCATGAATGGTTTCTATTTCTTTTAATTATTTGATAGGAAATGGAGTTGCTACACCTTTTACAAAGTATTGCATAGTTTCCAATTCGGGTCTTTTGATCACACCCGCTTTTATTATAGTTCCATCTTGTTTAGTGATACCTTGAGAAAATGGATACCATTCATCCAATTCATCATTAATCCAATTCATCTTAATTGTTTCAACTTTATTCACCACTTCGCCAGGAACATTCTTACCCCATGGCGATAGTCCTACACAATTTTTCTGTAATCCCCAATTCCATCGAGAATTCATTTTCAACTTACCCTGTGCGAGTTGATCAACAATTGTTTTGTAAAGAACATTCCAATTAAACATCATACCTGTGATGTATCGGTCTGGCCCATACTGACCCATTGGTGCATCATTACCCATGCTCCACACATCTTGTCCATCTTTAGATAATTGTTGTGCAAGAATTACCACACTTGGAGAATCGGTTGTAGTAAACAAAACATCATTACTATGATTCGCAAGAACTTTGGCTGCATCCATATCTTTAGGTGGATCGAACCATGAGTTAATCCACACAATATTAACTTTAATGTCTGGATTGACTGACTGAGCTCCTAATGTAAGAGCATTGATGTTACGAATTATCTCTGGAATTGGATGTGAACCTACTACACCAATCTTATTGGTTTTAGTCAACATTCCTGCTGCTACTCCTGTAAGGTATCGTGCTTGAAATGAATGACAAACATAGTTATCTAAGTTTGAATCATTTCCCTTATATCCTGTAGCATGCATAAAAATTGTGTCTGGATGTTTCTTCGCAGACCTTACCATACCTTCCATAAAACCAAAAGATGTTCCGAAAACAATATCATGTTTTCGTGCAAGTTTACTGAAAACTTTTTCACTATCTGCTTCTGCAACAGATTCTACCATCGTTACTTTATATCCGTGTTTTGTTAAAGATTCAAATCCTTGTGAGTGTCGCATTGACCACCCACCATCGGTTGATGGCCCCACTAAAACATAACCAACTGAGGGTAATTTCTTACCAACAGCAACAAACCCAACCATTGTTAAAAAAACAACAGATACTAAAATTGCAATAATTTTTTTCATTTTACTCCTTCCGAGTTAAAAAATTAAACAGGTTGCTTCCACAACCCATCTTTAGATAAGAACTTCACAATAAAGTTCTACCAAACCCACGATACATAGGAATATCTACTTCCTTTTGTAACTTTACAAATTTCATGAGGATATAAAAAAGATGAAGGAAATATTACTAGATCTCCTTTCTTTGTATCTATTTTTTTATCCCCGCATAAAATAAGATCACCACCTTCATAATTATCATTAAATACACCTATAATTGAGAGTATTGGAATTCCTTTGTTATTCATGAGATCTGAAACATTATCCCAATGTTTTTTCATTGTTGCGCCTTTATCATATTTGATAAATTTTAATGGACTATACCCCCTCCAAACAGTAGGTTTTGTGGCCACTTCTTCAATTATATCATCAAAATACTCTTGTATTTTAGTATATAATTTTTCTATTATATTTTTATTCATTTTATCAATATTTTTAGAATAATTTTGACGCAATATTACCCACGGCTCTACAGAATCGCCTTCATGGGCCTCTTTATTGTCATGATAGTCATCTGAAGTATGGTTATACCAGTTATGTCTTGACCAACCTATTATAGTTGGACGCGCAACTGCTGTGGTAACATCATAACTCTCCTGTCTTTCAGGCTCCTCATCTAATATTTGTATACACTTATCACAGAATTTCTCATCTAAAAAATTCTTATAATGAATAACATAATTTTCTATATTTTTTTTCATATATTTTATACTGGCGTGTTCCACCAATGTTCCCAAGGGAAATGTATCCAGATACCCTCTGTATCTTTTGCACACTCCTGTGCGTAATAATGAGGCTCAAAATCGCACTCATTGTTCCACCAAAGAGAAGCAAAACGAACCTCAGTTGGTAACTCCAACGGCTGGTTCATTCTTGGCCCTTTGATGTAATTTTTCATTCTTGTAAAGGTTTCACCAGAATCACAAATATCATCCACAATAAGAACTCGTTCATCTGTTTTTCTTGGCAGATAATCTTCCCATTCTGGAAAATCTCTCAATGCTGCCTTAACTGGTTTGAATGGTTTATTCAACCAATGACTCATCATAACGCCTGGTAAAAGTCCTCCCCTTGATAAACCTACAATACAACAAGGATCAAACTTATCCAAGACTATCTCTCTACAGAGAGTATTCACATCTCTCCGCATTTCATCCCAAGGATACCATAATTTTTTCATGAAAATACCTCATTTAATTGTCTATTTACTTTAACAAATGTAGTACACTTAGGTAATGATTTTATAGTTTTGGCTCCAGCATAAGTACATGCACTTCTTAGACCTCCCAAAATTTCATCCATAGTATCTTTAACATTTCCTCTATATGGAACTTGAACTTTCTTCCCTTCTGAAGCTTTATAAGATTCTTTTTCTCCGTAATATTTGATTTGTGCTTCTTCTGAAGACATTCCATAAAATTCCATTACTCCTTCTTCATTCAGATTTCCTAAAAGTTCACCTTCACATTCTTTATGTCCGGCTAACATTCCACCGAGCATTACAAAATCTGCACCAGCACCAAAGGCTTTTGCTATATCCCCCACTACTGTGCAACCACCGTCTGTGATAATATGTCCTCCTAATCCATGAGCCGCATCTGCACACTCTATGGTTGCGCTCAGTTGTGGATATCCAATGCCAGTCATTTTTCTTGTTGTACATACGCTGCCAGGGCCAATTCCAATCTTCACAATGTCTGCCCCAGCGAGTATTATCTGTTCCGTTGCTTCTGGTGTGCATACATTCCCCGCTATGATTATTTTTTCTTTGGTTGCTTCATGTTTTCTCATCAATGCAACATAATCATTAAATCGTTCTGTATATCCATTCGCCACATCAAGACAAATCCAAGGTGCTGTAGGAGAATCATAAGATAAATCATCCAAATTTTGATCTAATCCGATTGTTCTTATTATATTCTTATTCCATCCCCATTCAGAAGATTCGACAAATTTACACAATGCCGTAAGCATAGGATACTCCATAAGAGTATGAGCCATGGCATTAGTTCCTGTATGATCCATATTTGATGCAATTATAGGAACACCACTCCATTGATGTTTTGAGTGTTTGAATGTAAATGTTCTGGTGAGCTCTGCTTCTTTTCGCGAGGTAAGTTGAGATCTCTTTGGTGAGATTAACACATCAGCAAAATCGAGTTTAACATCATCAATAATCCTCATTTTTTAGTCCTTCCGACTTAAATGCATAGTGATATAATAAACAACAATAGTGAATACATTTGAGAAGATCTTTTGGGTTCTTCCCTTCTTTTTTTCCAAAACGAAAAAGGTACTTTATTGCTGCACCCCTCGTGAACGCTTCGGAAATTCCCATTTGATCAAATACATCTTGTATCTGAATTTTTTGGTCACCATAATGTTCAGAGTAAGTTCCTGCGATATACTCTTTCACTTCTTCTAAAATTTTATCTTCATCATATTGAAAGAGCAGCTTCCCTGCTCCGTTTTCACTTTTCATAATAAAATCTTTTAATTAGGTTTATATTCCTTTTTTAATTGTCCATCCTCATAGAACTCACAAGGAACATTTTCATCTACAAATTTTTGATAATGATTGTTTGCTTCGTTCTGAGTTGGAAATAATGTAGAACCAGATTTGGTTTCTACTTGATAAGTTGGTAACTGGTTATAGAAGGGCATTCGGATTCCTCTAAAATAGTGTTACGACTTAAATTATGATAATACTGTATTTATGAATAAATAAATTTTAAAAAAAAAAGATGCTAATCCAAACTTACTTACATTTTAAGATATAAATAAAATGTTTCTAGGTTGTACTTACCCTCGTAAGTTCTATTAAGCAGTTGACGAAATCTGCCGCGTTCGATGATAATAGATCGTCATTCTAATGACTCGACCAACAACATC